ATCAAACTTTAATCTTCATTCCAGAAACTCTATTTCTGGCGCTTATGGCTTATTCCAAATTATGAATATCAAGGGTAAGATGGATATGAAATCTCAGGTTGCGAGATTTGACAAATACATCAAGCATAGATATTCAGGCAGTGTTTGCAAGGCCTGGGCACATCAACAATTAAAAAACTGGTATTAACAAAACCACCCTCAATTAATTAGTATTGGGTGGCTTTGCTTTTCCTGGAGGCAGTTCCAGAAATCTATGTCCAGTCAAGTGGCAATGTAAAGTTATTTGTAAATAATCTACTTGTTCCTAATGTAGTTGTTGCTACTGTTGCTATCTGATTTGATGGAGTTGCCCAGCCACTACTTGAATAAGGATTAAAGTATTCGCTTGCATCTGTCTGATATTGCAATACCAGTGGAGAATAATCTGCGTCTCCTGTAAATGTTTCAAGTGCAATTCTAAATTGGCTAAGGTCATAGAATGGTTGACCTAAATCAATTACAAATTCAAACATTCTATATATATTGGAACTGTCATATCCAACTGGTCTTATTCCATAATTAGTTGTGGCTGTATTTGTAAGGCAGAAAGCGTTTAGTCCAACTGGATTAAATGTGGTTCCTGCACTATTCCTAAAACCATTTACTGCCATACTGTGATAAGCAACTATTGGTTTATCTAATGCACGATTAGTTGAGTTTGATGTTAATGCTCTAAATTTAGACATTAATGGGACAAAGTTTACTCCTGCAACTCTTGCTCCACCTGGGTCTACTATAAGTTTAAGATATCTAACTCCTCTATTACCAACAGTACTTGTTACAGTTCCAGGAGTTACTGAAATAGTTTTTGTAGTTGTTGAACTTCCATAAGCATTTGTAGTTGTTAATGAAACAGTTTTATTTCCACCAGTTGTATATAGATTTCCTACAACTGGATGAACTCTATTTTGACCTGTTCCACCATCACCAAAGTTCCAAAGGTATTCTGTCCAAGGGCCAGTTGGAATAGGTGTTCCTGTGTAAGTAAATTCAATCAATCCACTATTAGATGGGTTGACTGCCCAAGTCCAATCACTTGTTGGTGCTGCTCCAGCAACATATTGGTCCTTTGTTATTACTGTTGTAATTCCATAAGTGTCTACAATGGTTGCAGTTATTGTATAAGTATCTTGTGTACCAAATGTGTGTGTTGCCGTTAATCCTTCGTAATCTGAGGTACCGTCACCAAAATCCCAACTAACGCTAACAATTAGTTCTGGGTTTTCACAATCAATTGAGAAATTAAATACAGTGTTTGTATCTCCAGTAGAAGGTGCAATAATAATTTCTGGATATCCTAAAACCTCTTCATTAAGGAATGCATTCTTAAGTGAATAAGTAATGTTCCAATCGTCTGCAGTAATGTTATGAGTAATTCCTACAATCTGATATTTTTTATCAATTGTAAGAACATCAATCTCATGATAGACATCAATGTTATCGTAAATTTCTATTGTTTTAGCAGTGTCTGGTGCAAATCTTGCATTCCAAGATATAGATGTGATGTCTCTTTGTGGAATAACTGATTCAGCAAATATTCTGTTTATAATATTTGTTATGCCAGGTGCTGGTCGTGTTACTGTATCCAGAAATATAGTTGTATTAAGTTGTTTGAATCCTGGTCCCCAATTATTTGTTGACTCTGAGTTAGTTGCAACACCCATGTCTTCTTCATCGTTAACAACCTTAAATCTGTTGCAAAGAATATCAAAACCATCATTTAGAACTACATTGAAATAACCTAATTCTCCACCTCTTGAATCAAAGGTAGCAACTGATGGATTGTTTCTTGGATGTGCAGCACCTGAAACGGCCCAATCATTAACACCAACCATTTCATTATCAACATTTGCATAAAGAAAAGCAAGATTTGATTTTGCTAATTGTGTATAGTTCTGCCAAGCACTTGTTCCTAATGGCGGATAATATGTTGCAACCTGTGTACCACCAGCAACACCAACATCTGAAGGTTGTTGTGCAGAAACCCAACCAACAATTTCATATTCGCTTGGGTCAACTGCAGGATTGGTTCCACTTGTAAAATTCATTTCTTGAACGAAACCAGAGATTTCCATTGATGTACCAAGTCTGTCTCTAAAACTATCTTGTAAGACATGTGCTTGCATTGTTCCAACCATATCAATGGCTATTAATTCTATGTTTGGTGGTCTTCCTTTTGGATTGTAAGAAACATTTATATCTATTAATCTACCTGTGAAAATTGGAGTGCCGTTTGCTTCAACCTTAATTGTTCTTCCTGTACGAAAGTTTGAGTTTTCATATGGGTCAACGGAATAAGACCTGCTTATTAATCTCATTAATCCAGCATCAGGCATATCCCATGCACTTGTATATCTTTGAAGTCCTCTTCGTATATCAACGCTAATTATGCCGTCAGTATATTCAACCCAAGTTTCATCTTCTAACAAATAAAATTTAATTATGTCTATTGGTCTCATAATGCGTAAGCACTCACAGTTCCATATTTTCTAACTGCATCAGAAACAACTCTGCCAAGTTCATATGGGTCTGTACCAAGTCCTGCATTGATTGTGATGCTAATTCCGTTATTTCTTTCTCCTGCTGAGTTAAGTCTTGGAACACTAAAGTTACTACCTGCTATTCCGAATAAGTAGTCTTTTGTAACAACAGTATCATCAATATCGTATTGTTCTGTTGCTGCATTCCAATCAAGACCAATTCCAGCCTTCATTGAATCATTTCCTGTTGCATTAGAAAGTGCATCTGTAACATAATCTAAAGTTGCAAGATTTCTAAAGTTTGGAATCAATGCTTCTGGACTTATGGTAGGAATTACTCTTGTAAAGAAGCCTTCAAGATTATTTTTAACAAATCTTTCCTGACCTCTTACTCCTGTCCATAAACCTGTAGCAATATTTTTACCAATACCAGCAAATACCTTAGATGGAGATTTAATACCAAATGCTTTCTTTGCAGTATTAATTACGCTACTAAATAAACCGCTTACTCTATCTTGTAGCCAGCCAAGCATGTTCTTCATACCGTTCCAAAGACCTTCAACAATGTCTTTACCAACTTCAAACATTTTTCCAGGAATTGAGAGATAAGCAGAAACAATTTGTCCAACAAATCCAACAACCTTGTCTTTAAATTGCATAACTGTGTTCCAGGCCTTTGGAATAACATCTTTAATCATTTCCCAGACTCTGTCTACGGCTTCTGTAACCTTATCCCAGTTCTGTACAAGTAATACGATTGCTGCAATAACTAAGCCAATACCAAGGCCTGCCAAGGCAACTCTTAATAGATTAGTTGCAATTGTTGTAGCACCAATGGCTGTTGTTGTTGTATTAGAAATAATGCCAAGAGTAACTAAGGCTGTCTTTGTAGATGCTAAGAATGAAAGCAAGGGTCCACCAACTGCTACTAATGCAAGCAGTCCAAGTACTACATTTTGTACTGGCCCTGGCAAACTATCAAATACATTAATGGTTCTTGTTAATGCATCAATAACCTTTTCTACAAACGGCAAAACCTTTGTGCCAAGTGTTTCTTTAAAGTTTGCTAATGCTACTTCAAATTTCTGTGTGGATGTAACATTCTTTTCTGCTGCATCGCCATATTTCTTTTGTGCAGCATCAATAATAAGACTAAGGGCTTCTTGGTTCTTTCCAGCCTTTGATAAAGACTCTGCTTGTTCATATATTGCAGCAGTTAAACCAGGAACAATCTTTTCTAAATCTGCCGCTTTTAATTCACCATCTGCAAGGGCTTTGGCAAGTTTATTAGTTACTGTTTCTGCAGAAAGGGCACCAGCAGTAAATGCTTCAACATCAAATGCTAAATTAACTAACTCAGCAGATAATGTTTTTGCATCTTCAGGTAATCTTGCACCTAATTGGGTTGCTAATTTAATAATTTCATCATTATCAACTGCTATTGCCTTACCAAACTTCTCAGCATCAGCAGTAATCTTTGCAAGGGCTGCAGAACCTGCACCAAATGTTGTGGTGGCTTCTGTCATTACCTGCTTGGCTTCTTTAGCCTCATCAATGCCTTGCTTAAGGAATGTGACACCTTGTTTTAATACAAAAGCAGAAGCGGCTGCGCCAGCAGCAGCAGCAGCACCTTTAAGTTTAGTTGACATGCCATCAATTTGACTATTAGCATCATTAATACCAGAAGTAAGTTTCTTGGTCTCCGCAACAATATCAATCGTTATCTGGTTAGCCATTCTTACTTCCTCCTGTTAAGTGCTGTCACAATTGCACCGTATTCTTCCAGCGTCATGTCCCAAAACTGCTCTGGCGTATATCCTGTTTGAACACAGAATTCCGCCATCTTGCTTAGGCTGGATTCACTTCTTTTGGGTCTGTGAATTCAACTCCAGCAAGTTCAGTCAATTCTTGGATTGACATGTTCTCTGCATCCTCTATTGTAAGGGATGTGTTTGTTCGCTTTGCCATCATATATTGCATTGCGAATGCTAATTTGGCTTTGGACTTGCCTTCAGTCCATTCATCCATAGGTAAATCTAAATATTCTTCAATCTCTGCAAGTTCTTTCCACTTGAGGACCTTCATTAAGTCTTGTTCCATTTACTGCCTCCTGTTAATCTAAGTTGTATTTCTTTATTGCCTTTTGGATACTTTCATTGTACTTCTCAATGATGTAACCCATATTGTTGTTTACTGCTGGTCTCAAATAAGGCTTTGCTTCTTTGTTTTTTGCTGGCCAACCATATTCAATTACTCCTGCATAAGGTACTGCTGCACTACCTGCTAATATTTGTGCTTTTTCTGCTGAGGGATTGCCCTGAACAGATGAAGCCAAAGCACCAGTTAAGCGAGGTGCCAAGGCAGAGGCTTTTTGAGATAAAGTCGTACTTAGTTCTTTATTAAGTTCTATGTTTGACTCTAAATCTCTACCAAGTTTGTTAAGTGTGTCAGTGACTTCCTTAACTCCAGTGATAGTTATTTCCTCTGCCATGACTACCTACTTAGAATGACTCTACTCTTGTTGGCTTACCGTCAAGTATAAAGTTAATGTCGTAGACGAAGAACTCGCCTGCGGTTCCACCTAAATCTGGCACAGTCTCTGCATAACCTGTTGCTGTGAACCATGGTTGTGCTGCAGATGGTGTTGTGTTTCCATGTGGTGCAAATGAGATTGTTACATTTGCTCCTGGATTTGCCCAGAGTTCTGAGTGTAGTGAAGATGCTGCTGTATCCTGGAATCCAGAAACAGCGCATGTGAAATCAAGTGAATCTTCGTAGTTACCAAAACCAAGAGTATTTACTGCAGATGAGAAAGTAACATTACTTACCTGACCTGCGTACTCTGTTCCGTCAACTTCAAAGACTACTGATTTGCCTTTAATTCTTGCCATATCAATTTCCTCCTTGAATGTCTATTGAAATATTTATGTTTGTTGCTAAGAACCGTGCACCATTTACCTCTTGGATAAATGGCTTATCTACGGTTAATGTTGTTGCTGATGTGTATTCCCAAATCGCAGGTATAAGAGTATCAAGTGTATCGTCAAGATTTTCTGTTTCTGTTTCATTAGTTGCATAAGGTACTAATATAAGTACTTTCCAGTTAGATGCATAATCTGCATCGTATTGGTTTTCATATACAGTAATGAACTCAGTATCAGGTTCCATAATCGCACAGAGTGGATTTGGTCTTTCTGGTACATACTTGTAAACTTTTGAGATACCGCCAAGAATGATGGCACTCTCAAGTTCTGTTCTTACTTCTGCTAAATTCATCCGAATCTCACCATATATCTGTTAAGTAAAGGATACACACCAACGAGTGGGTCTCTTGCAGTATTTAATGGCGCACCATCATATGTTGCATATTGAGACACACCCATTGGTGCGTTACGACGATGGAATAGTTCTGAACCTACTTCAAGATAGCAACGCTTTAATACACCAACAGGAACTTTGGTAGATGCAATATAACTTGCAACCAAATCCTTTGATGTGTCCCAGCATTCTTCTACATAAGCGTCATCATTAGATGAAGCACCTACATATGCTTTCAAGTCTGTCCAGTCCATAATCTTACTCCTATTATTTAATTAGTATCCTACAACTCCACCAAAACGAACTGCAGCCAATGGCTCCTGGCATGTAAGTGCCAAGTATCCGTAAACTGAGAATGAGTTGGTTAGTGCTGTGATTTCTTCGTCATTTAGACGGAATGGAGCACCTGCTGACTCGTATGAAGTCAATGCTGCAGGGTTCCATGCAAACATTGCGTTTGCATTAAGTGCTGGGTCAAGAACAACTGGAAGACCAAGAATGTTTCCTGTTAGACCAAGTGGATTGATTGAACCAAATGTGTTTTGTGTTGCTCCAACATTTGAAAGCAATGGACGGTTTGAACCATCTACAGCCTTAGCAAGATTCTTGAATACTGTTGAACCTACAAGAATTGCAGACAATGGAAGACCAGTGTTCTGGTTAACCTTAACTGCTGCATCTGCAAGTGCTTCAAGAACATCATCTGTATCAAATGATGCAAGTGATACCTGGTTGAAGTCGTTTTGTGCTGCAGTTACCTTTGCGATT